GGGGGGGGGGTAACGGTAAATGATTAAGCGAGGCGACATTTATTTTATTCGTGATACCCGCCAAAGCATCGGCAGCGAGCAGAAAGCAGACAGACCTGCGGTTATTGTTTCAAACGATGCAAATAACAAGCATAGCGGCGTTTATGAAGTTGTATATATGACGACACAGCCGAAAACAGACCTGCCAACACATTTTATAACAAGTTCCGCGTTGAGAACATCAACCGTATTGTGCGAGCAGATAAGCAGCGTTTACGAGGAACGGATCGGGGAATGGATCGGAACACTCACACCGGAAGAAATGAAACAGCTTGACGAGTGTTTAACGGTATCGGTTGGCATAAATATAAAGGCAGAAAAAGAGCCTGCGGAAATAGAAAGCCTGCGGCAGCAGTTAGCAGAAATGACAAACCGGCAGCAGGCAGCAGAAAAGCAGGCGAAAACATATAAAGAAATGTATGAGTTTCTTTTAAGTAAGCAGTTAGGAGCGTGAGAGCATGAGCAAATATAAAAAAGTTTATGCAGTAATAGATAATTACCACGAAAATAGATTTCCGGTTATTGCGGTATGTAATACAGAAGATGCAGCAGAAAAGTATATAGCAGACCGCATAAAAGAGGACAAGCAGAAGGGCAATAATTACGATTACGATTTTATAGAAATCGACAAGGAGGCAGAACATGACAGCGATCGGAACATACAGAAAATGCTATAAGTGCGGCTGTATAACAAACAATGTAGAGGCTATAAAGTGCGAGTGTGGCGGTTTTCTTTACTTGATTAGTCAAATATATATGCCAAAGGCAGCAAAAGAGCAGCAAAAGAAAGAAGGCGAGCAATGAATAGCGTACATTTTAGCACCGGTAAGGACGATTGGGGAACACCGCAGGATCTTTTTGATGCACTCAATGAAGAATTTAACTTTACATTGGATCCATGCGCAGACAATAACAACCATAAATGCGCAAAGTATTACACCATAGAGCAGGACGGTTTGGCGCAGTCATGGGCGGGCGAAACGGTATTTTGCAACCCGCCGTACAGCAGAAAAACAAAAACAAACGCCGGTCAAATTGCATGGGTGCAAAAATGTTACAAAGAGGCAACCGAGGGGGGGATCGTCGTGGTTATGCTTATACCCGCCCGAACAGATACGATCATGTTTCACGATTACATTTTAGGAAAAGCAGAAATACGATTTATCAAAGGGCGTGTTAATTTTGAAATAGACGGACAGAAAAGCAAGGATCCGGCACCATTCCCAAGCATGATCGTAGTATTTAACGGAAAGCAGCCAACAAGTGCAGTAAAAAGCATTACAGCATAGCAAGGAGGTTATATGGCAGAACTTTTAACGCCAAGCATCGCATACGCATACAACCAAAAGGCGAAAGCCCTGCCGTATAACGGTATGCAAGATATAGGCGAGCGTAGACGATTACGACAAGACCTGCAGGAGCGATGCGGCATAACAGAATTAGAGGCAATCAATATATTAAACGGCTTTCATATAGATACATATTGCATTAAGTATTTGAGAAAAGCCCGCGAGGCAGCAGAGGGAACACCGGAGCCGACAAAGAAAAGGCGCAGGCGATAGGAGGAAAATGAAACCAAAGAAATTTTACATTATCAGACCGGAAATAGAAATAGAGTATATCAAAAATCCAATATTAGGGCGGTTATATATCATGCTTAATTATTGGCGGTTCATAAAAGCCGGGTACTATTGGATATTCACATACAAGGTTTACTATATTGCATTTCCGAGGATATACAGAAAGGCAGAAAATGAGTAAAACAAAAAGCATTGTAACAGAGTATGACGGTATATGTTTCTTTTGCGGCAAACCGGCAGAATGTGAGCATCATTTATTATTTGGTAACGGCATTAGAGAATTAGCGGAGCAGGACGGCTTGAAGGTTCCGATGTGCAATAAGTGTCATAACATGGGGAAACAGATTGAACGCATACATGAGAATATCATGGCTGAAAAGTTATCTAAAATGTTGGGGCAGGCAATATATGAAAACAAGATTGGAACGCGGGAAGAATTTAGAAAGCGTTACGGTAAATCGTATTTATAGGAGGCGCACATGGCATTAACTGAATTAGTAAACGCCCTCCGGCAGCAGGCAATAAAGCAGCGGGAAAGAGAGGGCGAGTTATTAAACGACATTGCATATTTAGCGGATTTAGAAACAGCAGAGGCAGCAGCCGACATATACGCAGCCGAGAAACACGCATATTCATTTGACGGCTATTTATATCAGCTTGAAAAATTAAAAACGGTATTAGCCGCAGGCGTACCGCCGGAAACAGCATTAGAGGCGGTGGATAGTTGCGTAGATGCAGACACGATAATTAAATATTACAGAGGAGGCACAGCATGAATAAATGTATTTTCATGGGGCGTTTAACGCGGGATCCGGAAATACGCTACACGCAGAGCGAAAAGCCGGTTGCGGTTGTAAATTACACATTGGCGGTTGACAGAAGATATAAAAGAGAGGGCGAGCCTTCAGCGGATTTTATAAATTTTGTAGCATACGGCACAGCCGCCGAATTTGCAGAAAAGTATTTTAAGAAAGGCACCAAGTTATTAGTAACAGCACGTTGCCAAACAAGGACGTACACAAACAACGAGGGTAAAAAAGTTTATGTTACGGAATTTATCGTAGAGGAACAAGAGTTTACAGAAAGCAAGCGGGCAGCAGGAAACGAACCGGCGGGCGATGACTTTATGCAGATGCCGGACGGCGAGGAATTACCGTTTAACTAGGAGGCAGAATGGAAAAACAATTAACAGCGATAGAAAAACGCGATAGTAATTTTTACGATGCGCAATACATGATCTACTATGAATTGCCAGTATTAATAAGTAAAATTTTTCACGCTGCATTTGCAAATTGCGAGTGCGGAACGCCGGTTATAGAAAAAGAAGATATGCAATTTATAGAAGGTTTCGTTAAAGCAACAGAAGATACTTTTAACATTGCAATGGAAGGACAGAAAAAACAGATTGCAGAAATGTTAAAAATGCACGAATAAGGAGGATCAGCAAATGCAAACAATTTCAATCATCAGCTTAAAAGGTGGCGTAGCAAAAACCACGACAGCCGTAAACATGGCGTACACGTTGGCAGCAGTACATAGTAAGAAAGTTTTAATTATCGACAATGACAAGCAGGGAAACACATCAAAGGCGTTTAAGAAGTACGACACAGAGGACAAAAACACCGTTGCGCGCATGATGTTAGAAAGAAATATTGATGTATCGGAAATAATCAAAAAAACAGATTATGAAAACATCGACATTATAACCGCCAACATGGATTTATTAGAGGCAAACCTGCGCACCATTGTAGACACCGGAAGGCAGCAGCAGACAAGATTTAAAAAGGCGTTGGCAGCAGTAGAAGGGTACGATTATTGCATTATTGACAATGCGCCCGATATTAACATGAGCATTATTAACGCCCTTGTAACGTCAAACGATGTAATAGTGCCGGTATTCATGGATCAGTATTCGTTTGACGGTTTAGACATTCTTTTAGAGCAGATCGCACAGGTGCAGGAAGATTTCAACGAGAATTTACATTTTGCCGGGTGCATCATCACACAGTATCAGAATAACGATGTAAACAATCAGGGCATAGAGTGGTTAAAAGCGCAAGGCGTACCGGTATTTAATCAGCGGATCCGTAGAACAGAAAAGAAAGTAAACGAAAGCACATTTGCAAAAATGCCGCTTGTGGAATATTCCGTAAGATGCGGAGCCGCACAGGATTATAAAAAATTCGTATTGGAATATTTGGAGGGCGAAGATGCAGAAAATTAAGTTTAAAGCGAAATGCCCTTATGAGATAGGCGACAAGATCCAATTTGAGAAGGGCGGCAAAACGCAGACAATGGACGTAACGGACATTATAACGCAGGTAAGTGCCAAAACCGGAGACATAACATTTATTTTAGAGTTGGACGGTTGGTATAAGCTGAATACCAAATTACACGATGTAAAAATACCGTAACGCCTAGTATTTACTAGACGATACCCAATTTAGGTACAAGGAGGCACGCAATGGGATTTAACATTAACAATTTTTTAAATGCCGAAAGCAAAAAAGAGGTAAAAAGCGATTGGAAACCGGTTAAATTGAGCGTACATAAATTAAGACCGGCAGCAGGCAAAGAAAATTTTTATCACATGGACGATAAAGAGATCGAGGAAACCGCCCGCACGATTGAGTTAGTAGGAATACAGCAATACCCGGTTGTAAAACCAATACCGGATAGCGACGAATACGAGATTATAGCAGGACATAAAAGAAGGCTTGCAATCTTAAAGCTACTTACAGAGGGAAAAACAGAATATGAAATGATCCCCTGCAAGATTGAAACGGCAGAGGACAGCATAAAAAACCGGCTGATTTTGATTTTTACCAATTCAACACAGCGAGAAAGAACCGATTACGAGAAAATGCAGGAAATAAAAGAGGTTCGACAGCTTTTAACAGAATGGCAGAAAGATAATAAAATATCGGGAAAACTGCAAAACGTCATAGCCGAGGTTTTGGGAACCAATAAAACCAAAGTAGGAACATTGGAACACATAGACGGTAGGTTAATAGAACCATTTAAAAATGAGTTTGCAGCAGGAAAGATCAGCACAGACGCAGCAAACAAAATAGCAGGTTTAGACGATGCAGCGCAGCAGGCATTATATGAAACATACAAAGAAACCGGATCATTAACCGCCGAAGATGTAAAAGCAATTAAGAAACCGGACAAGCAGCAGGAGGCACCCAAAGAGCCGTCAAAAGAGGCAGAGGCGAAAGAAACACCGAAGGAACCGGTAAAAGCCGAGAATGAGGCGCAGGACAAGCCACAGCCGCAATTTATGAATGAGCCGGAAACCAAAGTTACATACAATGCACCGACACCGGATAACACAGACCGCCGAACACTCATAATTAACGGCAAAATTAACCGATATAAGGAATTTAACGGCATGACGGTTAATTATTTCATGGGCGCGGTTATCGGTTCAGATCTATTTGATGCGGAGTTTTGGCAGGGGTGGAAAGAAAACACCGGCGCAAAATGGGAATACATAGCAGATTACGCCGGAACAAAGACCACATACACCGTACAGACCGACACAACCGAGAAATGCGAGGCACTTTTAACAGATACCGGATTAGAGGTTTTAAGAGTGGCAGCAGGACAGACGGCAGTTATCAGATACGAGGAATTAGCGGAACTTATAGACGTTATGATCTATACGAAAGTAATTGAAATTACCACCATAGAAAGTGACTTGAAGTATTGGGCGGCACGCACAACCAAAGAATTAGCGGCGGTTAGTAATTACTTGACGGAAAATGAAATTTATGTATTGCAGGATCTTATGATGAAATGCAAGGAAAGGGCAGGTAAATAATATGAGCGTTGAGAACATGGGTAACGGATATGTAAAAGTAGGCGTAAAGCAGGAAGATTTAGAGGAAAGCATAGCGGGGTTAAGACAGCTAAAGCCGATTTTACAGGCGCAAGTTACACGCGGAAACGGAAATAACAAGCGGCAGGCAGCTGTTGACAGAGCAGAGATCGGAAAACATTTTGATACAGCTATAAACGCGATGTTAATTTTATATTCCGCTTTTGAGGCAAGCGAAATGACAGAGGACGAAATAACAAAGCAGTTTGAGGCTATGGAAAGAGAGGCTAAAAAGGAAATTGACACCGGCACAGACAAAAGCGCGTTTATGTACGGTGTATCAAGAACGGCGGCGGGAATGGCAGGCAAAAATCCGAAATATGCACAATTTATTACAGATAAGGCAAAAGAGGTAATAGAAAATATAGCAAAATATAAGGGGCAGCAGGCGTAAAAGCCTGCTGCATAGGTGCAGATATGAGAAAGAACAATTTAGCCTATATATGCAGCCCATACAGAGGCAACATATTAGAAAAGGTGCGCAATATTCTATATGCAAAGCATTTAACAAAACTTGCATTGCAATTAGGATATACGCCGATTACCACACATTTGTATTTGACACAGGTATTAAATGACAACAACCCAACAGAGAGGCGGCAAGGGCTTAAAGCAGGGGGAAATATATTAAACGCCTGCGATACTATTATAATCGGCGCACGATATGGAGTAAGCGCGGGAATGGCGGCAGAAATGGACGCGGCAAAAGAAAAGTACACAATTATTGTGATATAGGGGGCGCAAATGGATAAAGAACAAAAAGCGATGTTTTCTGATATGGGGAAACAAGCGGCATACCTTTATAACGGCGCATTTGAAGTATTTCAGAATAGCAAACAAGCGGAAAAGATAGTTTTTCTATTTTTTTTCAGCGATGATATTTGGGAAAGATGAAACGGTATCAATGCTATTTAATATGTTCGACGGCAAATAGGAGGAATACATGAGCAGATTGGATAAAATACGCAGCATGAACGACGACGAGTTAATAGCGTTTTTAAGAAAGTACAGAAATGAGAAACAGACTTGTAAGCGTTGCGCAAAAGAAGGTACAAATTGCAATCCATACACCGGCGCGGATTGCAAAGAGGGAATAACGCAGTATTTCAAAGAGGAGGGCGATTTATGATCCGAAAAATCAAAAAGCTGCTATTTATCACAGTAACAACAATTACTATTGGTTTTGCATTAACCGGGTGCGATGCAGAGGCAACGGATAATATAGACATTGGCGTTTATGAATGGATTGATCCCGATACACAGGTGCATTACATATACAACGGCGCGGGCGGCGTAAGTGTCAGATATAACGCAGACGGCACAATTATGCACGATTAGGCAAAGGGAGGTTTCGGTTCGTGTTAGAAATTAGAAAAGCGATAGCAGAGATATATTTATTTTTATGGGAATTAAGAATAAAAATAAAGATTATGCCGCAGGCAGAGTTTGAAAGAATGGTAGGAAAACTAACAGCAGAACAAAAAGTCTATGCAATATATTTTAGGATATTTTAAGGAGGCACACATGGCAAAAGGTATTAAATTAAACAGAGAACAATATAAAAACGTTAAACGCATGGATCACAAGCAAATGGAAACTTTCGTAGTAAATATGTATAACGCAGGGTATGAGGACGGCAAAAAGACAGCGGGCAGCAGGGTAAAACCTTCAGATATTGCGGTAGCAATTTCAGAGATAAAGGGCATAGGAACCAAGAAAGCCGCCGAGATCATGGCAGCAGTAAACAAATTATACGAAG